CGCCGACGATTCGGCTATGGAAGGCCAGACCTTTAGCGGAAAGAACGCCGCCGCCGCCGGCCTAGTTACCGGCCTGGTCAACGGCTTTGACGAGCTGATGGAATCCCTAGACGCGGCCGTCGCCGAGCAAATGGAAGCCGACGAGAAGAACGACGCCGCGGCTGCCGGCGGCCAGCCCGAGGAATCGGACGAAGGCGCTAACGCCAAGGCCCGCCGCTTTGCCTCTGCCCGCGCCCTGGCCGGCGTCGACCTCAAGGCCTTGTCGGCCGCGGCCAAGATGGCCGAAGGCGAGAAGGAAGACGAAGATGAGGAAAAGCCCAAGTCCGAAGACGAGGAAAAGCCGGAATCCGAAGACGAAGACGACAAGGAACCCAAGTCCGAAGACGACAAGGACGAGGAAAAGCCCGAGTCGAACGACGAGGAAGAAGGCGAAGACGAGGAAGACAAAGACAAAGACGCCAAGTCCGAAGACGACCCCGATCAGGATAAGGCCGCCCCGCAGCCGAAGTCGGACGAAGACGAAAAGAAGGACGACGAAGACGCCAAGGAACGCGCCGAAGACGAGGAAGGCGACGCCGACGACGCCGTGGACACGGACGAAAAGCCCGACAAGTCCGGCGTTAAGCGCAACCGATCCAAGGGCGTCGCTTGACAGCCGCCTAGTCTTAACCTTCCGATTATGACGCTCGAAGAAACCCTTAAGACCCTTAAGTCGGCATTTACCGGCAAGTCCGCCGAAGCCGAAACTTTGGCCGGCCAGGTCAAGGCGCTGTCGGCGAAGAATGATACGCTTTCGGCCGAATACGCCGCCGCGGTCGAAAAGCTGGAAGCGCAGTCCGCCGCCGTCGCCGAGCGCGAAGCCCTCGCCGGCAAGGTCGAAGAATTGTCCAAGGCGCTGGCCGCGGCCGAAGCCCAGAAGGTCGCCGCCGTTTCCCAGATTGAGTCCGCCGGCAAGGTTGCCGCCAAGATCGCGGCCAGCGTCGGCGTCCCCGCCGTCGAAATCAACCCGGCCGACTCCGCGTCCGCCGCCCCCCAGAGCAACGCCGAAATCTGGGAAGCCTATATCGGCATCAAGAACGCCGGCGAAAAGCAGGCCTTTTACGCCAAGCACCGCGCCGCGATTGTCGCCCACCTGGGCGTCCGCTAATCACCCCCTTTCACCCCCAAATCCTAACTAATCCCTCCTATGGCTAACAACGTCCTCAACCAGGGCTTGGCCCCGCAGTTTGTCGCCGCCGAAACGCTGCGCACCCTCGTCCCGGTCCTCGCCCCCCTCAACAAGATCGTCACGACCGACTTCAGCGCTTACGTCGCTGAAAAGGGTCAGGTGGTCCATACCCGCTTCGCGAACAAGTTCACCGCGTCGACCTACGACGTTGCCACCGGCTTCGTCCCGCAGAACGCCGTCGCTACCGACGTCGCGATCACCCTGGCCGACCACAACTACGTCAGCGCCGCCTTCTCCGATACCGAAGTGGCGACCATCTCCCTGGATATGCTGCGCCGCGTGTTCATCGCCCCGATGGCGAACGCCACGGTTCAGTCCCTGTTCACGTCCGTGATCAGCAAGACGACCGTTGCCAACTTCGCCGGTATCGCCTACACCGGCACGAAGGCCAACTTTAACCGCACCGCGATTGCCAACGCCGCTACCGCGATGACCAAGGCGAACCTGCCTTTTGCCGACCGCGGTCTGCTCCTGACCCCCGACGCCTTCGGCCAGCTGCTCCAGGACCCGTCCGTCGCGCAGTATCTGTCCATCGGTGACACCTCCGTCATTCGTGACGGCAAGGTCGGCCGCCTCCACGGGATCGATATCTACGAATACAACGGCTTCCCGACCACCGGCACGACCGCCACGGAAGACCTGAACGGGATTGCTTCCTGCCGCGAAGGCCACGTCATCGTGACCCGCGTCCCGGCTGCCCCGACCACCGGCGGCGGCGAACAGATCACCGTCCAGGACGAAGACAGCGGTTTCGCCTTCGCCCTCCGCAGCTGGTATGATTGGTCCAAGGGGACGAGCAACATCTCGGCTTCCTGGATCACCGGTTCCTCCGTGGGCAACCCGGACGCCGCCCTCCGCGTCGTCATTACCGACCTCTAAACCTCACCCGCCACGCGCGGGACGAGTTAAGCCCTCCCTTCGGGGAGGGCTTTTTTGTGCCTTTAAACCCCTCTGGCTTGCCCTAGGAGGCGTTTTGACTGCCGCCTAGTCTTATGGGTGCTATCCAAGACGAATGGGCCGCAGACGCGTCCGAAATCCTTAACGAAATCCCCAAGTCCGTAACGGTCCGCCGTGGCTCTGGCACTTCTACCGCTTTCAACGTCCTTATGTCGGCCCCGATGGTCCAGCAGGACCTCGAAACCGGCGGCTTCCTTAATTCGACGAGCTACGACGTTAAATTCCTGAAATCCGACTGCAACGCCCACCCTGGCGTCGTGATCTACGGGAACCTGGTCAACTACGCCGGCGGGGATTATCGAATCGTTGCGATTAACGACCGTCCCCCGTCCGCCTGGGTAATCGTCCGCGTCCAAGGCAAGGCCGGCCCCGCCTAATGCCCGTCCGCGTCTCCAAAGACGTCGAAGTCGACGCGGCCGGCTTCCTGGCGCACCTCCACGACTTCGCAAAGGTTATGGGAAAGTCTATGGCCGTAGTTATCAAGCATCAGGCCGCGCTCTTTTGCCGCGATATGGTCGACTATACCCCGCCCTTTGAAGGCGCTAGGAAAGGGAAGCCCGGAAGCGGCGGTTCTGGACAAGCAAAGAAACAAGGACAGATGAACGTAGAAAATCAGATCAGGACGATTTTCCGCCCGCTGTCCGCAGCAAGCCCTTCCACTATTGCCGGACTAGGCCGCGAAGACGTCTTTAAGAAATGGCGCAAGGCCAGCGCCGAAGACAACAGATACGCGACGACCGCCGGGAAAAAGTTTATTCCCTGGAAGACGTTCCAAGCCCGCTTTGGCGGGAACGCCTACGGATCGTCTAACTTTATTCCCGCCGGCGGAACGGCCGCGATGAAGTCTTTCCACAACGCCAACCGCGTCGACGGTGGCAAGGGGTGGCTTACGAACAAGGCGAAGAAAGGGGACGTTGTCGCCTTTGTAGAAAAGGAATCCGATATTAAGACCTACGTCCGCCAGAAACAGAAATCGGTCGCCAAGCTGAAAGCGCCCTATATGTCCGCCGGCCAGAAGGCCGCGACGTCCGTCCGCTTCCCTGGCTGGGTCAATCATCCCGAAATGGCCGGCGAAGCGATTAACGAAGACGCCACCGGCGTCCCGCTGCAACCCAGCTACACGATCGGGAACAGAATTGGCAACAAGGTCGACAGCGCCCGCTTCCTTGCCCTGGTGCGGAATAAACGCGCCTTCGCTATGCGGTCCGTAATGGCCGCCAAGATGAACAAGGAAAAACAAACCCTTTGGGAAGCGACCGCGGCCGGCTCCATTGGGCAAACCCGCCGCGGCTTCCAATAATCCCCTTTATGCCCGCCCCCTATTCTATCCGCACGATTGCGGAACAATCCCTTAAGGCCTGGTTTACGACGAACGCGGCTTCCCTCCCCGGCGTCACGGTCAACGTCGGCCAGACGGACGAAATCCGCAGCGTCCCGATTGTTATCCTTTATTGCGAATCCGCCCGCGGAGCCGCCGACCTTGGAGCAAAGCCCCTAGGCAATTTCGAGCTGTCGGTTAAGGTCTACGTCTATTCTAGCGCCGACGATTCGACCTTGGAACAACACCGGCAGCGCGTCGAAGCCGTTCAGGCCATTATGCAAGATATCCCCGGCCTTCAAACCGCCTGGACCGAAGGCCAATTATATGCCGGCTGGATCACGTCCGACGACGAAGGGGTGGCCGACCGGCGCTACGGAAACGTCCTACAATTCACCCTTTTTGCGGTCTACCCTCCCGCTTGACTGCCGCCTAGTCTTAACAACTTCCGCCAATGGCCCTTCCCAATACTTACGGAACTGATCACGTCTTCGGACTCCTAGACGTTTCCCAGGACTTTATTACGATCCAGAGCGACGGCATCGACCAAAGCTGCGGCGTCGACGTCAAGGTTTTGGACTCCACCGGCCGCGTTTGCACCGTCCGTAAGGACGACGAACAAAACGCCCTTACCTTTATGGGGATTCTCAAGCCGGAGGGAACCATTCCTTCCGCCGGCGGGGTAATTGGTTTCGATTCGGAATATTACATCATCGACACCGTCAGCAACGCCGGCGAAAACACCGGCTTCCGCAAAGTCTCCGTTAAGGCAACGAGGTATCAGGAAGTCGACGTCACCCCGGCCCCCCCCGGAGCCTAATAAGGCCTAAAGGCTTTTCCCAACGTGGAAAATCGTTGGATAAAGGTCGCGACGATGCTCCCGCCGACTATTGAAGTCTGCGGGACTCGTCTTTTGCCTTTCTGCCTACGTCACCGCGTCGCCCTGACCGCGATTAATTCGCCGGCGCTGTCCAGGGAACGAGAAATGACCGGGGCCGATCTAGTCGCCGCGGTTCGCATCCTTTCGTCGAAGACGATTGAGGAAGTCCGCAAGCCGTCGACTTGGAAGGAAGCCTGGTGGGCGGCCAAGCTGCGCCGCGACCAGAAAGCCCTAATCGCGGAAGCCGCCGCGCTAATGGTTTATTTCGAGGCGCAAAGCCTATGGCCGCGCTTCTGGGAAAAGCCGGCAAAACCGTCGCAAGCAACAGGGACGCCCTGGGAGCTAGTCGTTGTCGCCTCCCTTATCCGCAACGGATGCACGACCGAAGAAGCCTGGACTATGCCTGAAGCCGAAGCGATTTGGTTGCATATCGCCCACGTCCAAGCGGAAGGGGCGGACGTCAAAGTCGTTTCGGATCAGGAATGGGACGCTATGCAAAACTATCTTGCGGAAAAACGGTTCAAGGACGCTTTCGCCGCGGCCGTTGCCAAGGCCGCCGCCGAAGACCAACCCAACCCCCGCGCTAACTGATTTATGGCCGACGACGTAAAAGTAAAATTTGGCGGGGACTTTACGGACCTGAACAAAGGAGCCGAAAGCGCCGCGACCAAAGCGGGGACCGCAATGCAAGGTTGGGTTTCCGACTTTGCGAAGTCGCTTAAGTCGTCTTTAGCCAACGCCTTTTCCCTCCAGAATATTGCGGGGACCCTCTACTCCAAAGGCCGGGAACAGTTGCGCGAAATGGGCGAACTTGACGTCCTTTCCAAGTCGCTTGGCATTTCGTCAACCGACCTACAACAATTCGCGGAAATGGGAAAACTTGCCGGCTTGTCGCAAGACCAAATGGGCAAAGCCGTCCAGAACGCCAACCGCCTAATTGCCCAGGCTCAAGTCGGCAACAAAGGTTCGCAAGAAGCCCTTAAACAAATGGGCTTCACCCAGAAAGAAGTCACGTCCGGCCAGATCAAGGCGCTGGATATCGTCTACAAGCTAGGCGACGCCTTTAAAAAGAACGGGAACGAGACGGTTGCCGCGGCCAAGGCAACGGCCGCCTTTGGGGAAGCCGGGTCTAGTATGGTATCGATTCTCCGCCAGGGTAACGAAGCAATCCGCGAACGTATCCGCCTAATGGCGATCTATTCGGAGGAAGCCGTCCGGGCCGGCCGACGCGCTAACGACGCGATTGAACGCGGCGAAAAAATCTTCTACCGCGAAACCGTCGGCGCTGCTTTCGGGACGCTTGGCGGCGCGGCTCAATCTATGGAAATGAGGAGTTTAATTTCCAAAACCAAGCAAGAACTAGGGATCGGAAGCGGTGGCGCTGAAGTCCAAAATATCAATCCGACAAAATCTGAATTAGCGGATATGAATTCAAAGCAAATGGCAAAATTTACGGAGGCATTGCTAAAAAACGCCGCTGGAAAAGGCATTAACGCCCAAGACGTCGCGGACTTTTTCAAAAGGAAATCCGAAACCCAGGCCGGCCAAGAAACCCGAACCATTTCCGCCCGCCTTGCTTCCTTCGCGCAACTGTCAGCCGTAGAGGAAGAAAACCTAAAGAAGAAACAGCTAGGGGAATCCCGTTTCCTTTCCAGCGCTACGCCTGTCCTAGCCGCGTCGTCCCTTCAACAGATCGGCGGCGGCGACGTCTCGTCTGTTACGACCGGCCTTCTAGGCAATAGCATTGAAAACAACACCCGCCGGACGGCCGACGCTACGGAGAAGATTGCCAACAAGGAAACAACCACCGGCCCTTCCCGCGCTGCCTTGGTCAACAAAGCAAAATAACCCCCAACTTTATGGCCGAACCGACTCTTAAGAAATACGGCGACGAACTGATTAACCCCGGCGTCCGTCAGCCTACCGGCTCCTTTCACCTGGACGCCTTTGGACTAGCCCAGGCGCAGCTGACGTTCGCGGTCGATTCCGACGTTGAAAACCTGATTGACGTAATCGATTCGTTCCAGACCGGCGTTGACTACCCAGACGACCTGGGCTTTACGATGCGGTCCTATAAATATTCGATTACTTCAATGGTAGGCAAAGTCTCTATGCTGACGGTCGATTATATGGGAGTTGCCCGCGAAGACGGCTGGACAGACGCGCAGATCACCGGCGTTGCCTCTACGACCGCGCAGCCTATCGAGACGCACCCAGCCTTTTCCAAGGACGTTTCGGAAGGCGACCCGCCCACGACGCACCCCGCCCTTGCAGGAACCCCGTCGGACCCCGTCAACGACGCTATCTTCGTCGTCGCCCCGCCCCAGCCCAACGGCGTCATCCAATTCTCCTTTGGCGGCTTCGGCGTGTCCAAGAGTGGCGACGTCAACAAAAAGGCGGGAATCCGGCAATTCCTGCGGCCTATGCTTAACGTCCGCGGCCAAATCTTCTTTAACGCGGAAAACGCCAACCGCGCGGCCGCTATGGTCAATAATATCGGAAAGACCCTTTTCAGCGAAACCGATATGTTTACGCTAATCACTCCCGGCGACGCCGTCGGCGCGTTGACGCCTGAAATCTGCCTCCTGACCAGCGCCTCCGTCGAACCTATCGGATACCCTGGCGGCGACGGGACCGAGCTGGCCGGGATTAAAGTCGTCTACGATATTATGATCGGCGGCTCCAGCGGATGGGACCCCGACATTTATTGGAAGACCGAAACCGCTATTTTCGGCTAATGGACGACGTCGGCTTCCAAGGAACCGGCTCGCGGTTTAATACCCGTTTCGGGGCCGGCGAAGATATCTACGCGTCGCAGCTTAACGGCCTAGCGTCCGGCATCCAATCCGCCCTAGGTATGCCCTATCTTGGGGCCGGCCAGAGCGTGTCCTTTGTCCCTGGCGGGAATATTATCACCGGCCCTTCCCCCGTAGAGAACGCAATCGGGACGGCTATTAACATTAAATTTGGCGGCTATATCAATCACTACCAGATTGAAGTCGGGACCTCTTTCCTAGGGGTTACGCTGCTCCCTACGCCGACCCTGAAGATCGCGAAAGGCGGGAACGTCTGGAGGCCTGAAAACTCCGAATGCACCGAGCAGCTTTGGGCATCCCAAATCTTTACGGACGGAACTATCCCTGTCGTCTCTGGCGTCGACCCTTCCAGCGTCTGGGCATCGGCCGACGGTTATATTGTAATGATTCCAGGGACTACTTATTACCCCTACGCTTACCACGTCGAAACGGAATTCGCGTCTTTCTTCTATATCTACGTTTCCCTTTCGCCGGCGCTGACGGTCGCTTGCCCGAATACCCTCCCGGACGGAATCCCCGAACCAGAAACGCCCTACAAGGTTCACGGGATTCTTTTGGGGTCGGCTACCTATACCCTGCCTTTCTTCCCGGTCGTCCAGCAATTCGTCGTCGGCTCCATTACCTGGCCGAACTTGCCCGCTGGCCTAACCGCGGAATACGTCAACCATTGGGAAGCGAAATACGAAAGCATCCTTATCGATAACGTAGCCAACGATATCGTAAAGATTGGCAAAGGCGGAAACGTTTGGAACCCCTCTACGACCGCGGATCAGAACGCGCACGAGAAGCGCGCCGACGTAATCACCAGCGACGGTTCGGTCGTAGTAGTCACGGGGACAAACGGGGAAAGCCCCTGGGCGTCGTCCGACGGCTATATTATGCCCTACGCGGGGACTAATACCTATATTTACGCTTTCAAGGTCACTTACAACAACGGGAATACGTCCGACTTCTATATCTACGCGGCCGTTAGCGATACCCTTTTGCCGGCCGCCGGCGGAATCGTCGACTTGCCCGCCGGCCTAGAGCCAGCGCCGGCCCCAGCTGGGGAATACACGGTCCAAGGCGTCCGCGTCGCGGATATCATTTGGGTAGGGGACGGCGAAGGCCAAAACTTCAGGATCGAGCAGCGCGTCGTCGGGTCCATTACCTGGCCGGACTACGTCCCGCCCCGCGTCGTCCAGCAATTCGAAGTTTCGGTTACCCAGGTTATCGACGAATATCGGCTTAAGATCGCGAAAGGGAATATTCTCTGGATAAATACCCGTTGGGACGTTTCTAGGACCATCGGGGCCGATAACTTCACGATGCCCTTGCAAGGCGAAGCGCGCAAAATCTGGGTCTACCCCTCCGGCACGTTGACCACCGGGGACAACCCTTCGTCGCCCTACGTCAATAACGGCGGGTATATTTCCTTGGAAACAAGTCAGGCTTACAGCGTCTACATTATCGGGAATCAGGATTCGACCGCGGCCGGCTCTAGCTTCGGGAATGTAACCCTAGCCGTGATTGCGGACGGTTCCGACGCCGACAGCAAATCAGAACCTTTTTACGCCGGATATATGGGTCGCCAATGGGCGACGGCCGCTACGCCTTTCCTAGAAGTCGACGGGTCCGTTTATGGACTTGGCGGGATTGGCATTTCCTCAAATTGGCGCTATAACTACAACTGTCAGCGCTACCTGGTCGCTAAAGTTTATTGGAATGAAGACCGTTGGATTATCGAACAACAGCTTTACGGACCTGTAACCCTCCCTGATGATCTTATGTTTATGGGCTGCCGGTTCGTCATTATGGACGAAATGGGCGAACCTTGGCCGATCTATTACGAATCCGAACAAAACGATTGGGAAGGCGCTTGGTCGGGATATACCAAGGACGGAAACCCCGACCTTTGCACGGTTCCGATTCTTCCTTAAGCCCAGCCGACCCCCTTTTGACTGCCGCCTAGTCTTATGGCGACGACGGTCATTGAATTTAAACGCGGGACGTCCTTTGGGGCGGTTTGCACCTATGTCCAGGACGGCCCTTCCGCGCCGGCCAACCTGACCGGCGTCACGGTTTCGTCGTCCGTCCGCGATTCGGCGCATAAACTATACGCCCTGACCGTCACCGTTACCAGCCCGACGACCTTTTCGCTGTCCTATGACGGCGACTCGTCCGATTGGTGGCTAGGGACCGCCTATTGGGATATCCGCTTTGCCTACGGATCGGGGTCCGTCTTCTATACGCAGACCCTTATTCTGAACGTTATTCCCAACATCACGCCTAACGTCTAATGTCTCTAATCGTCCAGCTGCTGGAATCCGCGACGATTGGGGCTTCTACCCCGACGCCGGCAACCGTCACCCTAGCGACCGGACTCCCCGGCCCCGCCGGCGCTCCTGGTCCGCAAGGCCCAATCGGCCCGACAGGGGATACCGGCCCGCAAGGCGAACCTGGCCCCGCTGGCCCGCAAGGGACACAAGGAATTCAAGGAGTGCAAGGCCCCGCTGGCCCGCAAGGGACACAAGGGACACAAGGGATTGCCGGCCCGACCGGCCCCGCTGGCGCTACGGGCGCAACGGGTCCGCAAGGCCCCGCTGGCCCTGAAGGTCCGCAAGGTATCCAAGGCAACACCGGCCTGACCGGCGCTACGGGCGCTACGGGTCCGCAAGGCCCGATTGGCGCAACGGGTCCGCAAGGCCCGATTGGCGCTACCGGCCCGATTGGTCCGCAAGGTCCGCAAGGGATCACCGGCGACAAATACGCGACCACGTCTACGACTAGCCTTTTGATTGGGAACGGGACCAAAACCCTAACCGTCGCCCCCGCCCTAGCCTATACAACGCAACAAAGCGTGATTGTAGCCTACGACAACGCCCACCATATGCACGGGGACGTCGTTTCTTATAACGCAGTTTCTGGGGTAATGGTCGCGGATATCAACCACCACACCGGCGCGGGAACGTTTGCCGCCTGGACCGTAAATCTAGAAGGCGCTGCTGGTATTGAAGGTCCGCAAGGCCCGATTGGTCCGACCGGCGCTACGGGCGCTACCGGCCCCGCTGGCCCCCAGGGAATTCAAGGTCCCGCTGGCCCGACCGGCGCTACGGGCGCTACCGGCGCTACGGGCGCTACGGGCGCAACAGGTCCGACGGGCGCTACGGGTCCGCAAGGCCCAATCGGCCCGACGGGCGCTACCGGCGATACCGGCCCCGCTGGCCCCCAGGGAATTCAAGGTCCGCAAGGCGACCAAGGTCCGCAAGGCTTGCAAGGAATCCAAGGGGAACAAGGCATCCAAGGCGAGACAGGTCCGCAAGGTCCGCAAGGCGAGCCTGGGGAAGTCGAAGAAGCTCCTATCGACGGAATCCCCTACGTCCGACTTAACGGCGCTTGGGAAGCCCTAATTATTTCTTAAACCTATGTCCCTTAACCTCTATTCTTCTGGCACGACTGACACGCTCTTGGCCGCCAAGGTGGACTTGGCCGGCGGGACGATGACCGGCGCTCTGACGCTTTCGGCTTCTGGCATCATCTTTAGCGACGCGACCTTCCTTACCACGGCCCCCGCCGGCTCCACGCTTGCCGCGGATCAGTTGACCGCAGGGGTCGTCGCTGCAAACCCTTTGGCCGGCCCGACGACTGCGGGCGACGTCCTGCAATACGACGGCGCAGCTCTTATCTGGGCCGCCGGTGGCGGAGGCGGAGGCGCGGCCTGGGGTTCGATTACCGGGACGCTTTCGGCGCAGACAGACCTCCAGACGGCCCTAGACGCCAAGCAAAACAAGTCGACGCTGGTCACTCATTCGGTAATGGCCGACTATTACGTCACCGCGGCCAGCGAAAACGGTGTCGTCTACCTTGATCCTTCTTCTAGCGGAATCGCCAACGTCTACATTCCCGACGGCGACACCGGCTACGAATTCGCGAACGGTTCGTCGGTTACTATCTGCAATAATTCCGGAGGAATGTCTCCGGTTGTTGTCAGTTGCTACGGCTCCGCATTTACTCATTTGATCTTCGGAAGTTATAGCCTTTCCTCCGGCCAATCGGCGACCTTCTGGAAGATTAGCGGAAATGATTGGTTCGCCAGATAATCCCACTATGTTATACCTAATCGCCATCGTCCTTTCGTTCACCGCTGGACTTGCGACCGGCCTCCTAGTCTTCCGCCGCCACGCCGACCGCCTGAAGGCCGCCGAGTCCGAAGGCCGCAAGCTGCTGGACGCGCTCAAGAATTCCCCTCGCGGCTAATTAACGTTAAAGGCCTAACGCTTTAATAAAGGAAATGCTTATTAAAGCCTATTCTGGTCTTAACCGTTTTACGATTGGGTCGATTTTGGTCGTCGGCCTGATCGCCCTAGCCGGCTGCGGGACGCCCACGGCCGACACGGCTGGAACGGGAACCGCCACCCCGCCGGCGGACGACTTCGCCAAGGTCGGCCAGCAACTAGACAAGGCGGACCAACGCGTCGCCGCCGCGGTCCAGGTCGCCCGCGAAAATGCGGACCGCCCCGAGATCGTTAAAGCGGAAACCGGCGTCGCCCTTTCCTTCCTCCCGAAGCCCGACGCCCAAGCGCTGGACTACGTCCGCAACCGCGTAGCCCGTAATAATACGGAGGAATACCGCCGCGCCGAGGAAGCCGGCCGCAAGCTGCTTGCCGTCATTAATGCGAATTGGGATAAGGCCGCCCAAGACGCCGCCAAGAACAAGGCCGCCCTGGACAACGCCAACAAGGAGATTGCCCGTCTAAAGACCGAAGTCGAACAGGTCCGAACGGAAGGGGTCCGCAACGCCTTTGCCGTCGCCGCGGGAATCTGCTTTCTGGCCGCCCTGGCTATGGCCCTGCTAGGACAATACGTCCGCGCCGGCGCAGCCTTTGCGATTGGCGGCGCTATCGGCTCCCTGCCCTTCCTCTTTAATTCCCCCTATTTCCTCCCCGCTGTCGGCTTCCTGATCTTCGCCGGCGCTGTCTTGGTTTGGTTCCGCTTCCGCAAGCCGGCTCCCTGCCCCGCCCCCGCCGACAATGTCCTTGAAAAAGAAAATCCGAATCCGTGAAGTCAGGACGCCCAATAACGAGCTGGGCCTGACGTCGGAAATAGGAGAAGACCATTACCTGGTCCGCATCCACCCCGACCATTGTAGCGAACGCTCCAGGATGAACACCGTTGTTCACGAAGGCCTCCACGTCGCGGATTTCGACGGCCTATCCGAGCGACGCGTCCGGCTGCTCACCGCCTACGTCGTCGAATGTCTTTGGCGGGAAGGATACCGCCGCGTTAAATCCAAGCCCCGCAGAAAATGAGCGCCGCGCAGCCAATCGACCCCGAAGCCTTTTCCCCCGAAGTTAAACAAGGGGCGCTTGCCGGCCTTTTGGGACTCCTGGGAATGGTTGCCCGGATTGTTATCTCCCCCGAGCCGGTGGGGTGGTTATGGGTCACTAAAAGACTAGTCGCCGCGACAATCACCGCGGCCTTTGCCGGCCTTGCGCTGGAATCCTACGTCAGCAACCCGCAACTGCGCTACGCCCTGACCGGCCTTTCCGGCTATATGGCCCCCGAGGTCCTCCAATGGGCCGAGAATATGGTCCGCGCCAAAATGAAGGGGTCGCTGGACAAAACCCAAAAGGAGGCCGGCCTGAAACCGGGTAAAACCAATGGCAAACGCAAGACCAAGCGGACACGGTGAAAGGAACCTGTTAATTGCGGTCGCCTTCCTGGCCGTCACCGCCGGCCTGACCGCTTTCGGCGCGGCTTGGATTGCCGGCTTTGTCCTAGATAAGACCGGCGACTCCAACGCGATGGCCCTTCTGATCGGCGCAAACAAGGTCGCCAGCGACTCCGCGGACCTGGAGCGCCAACTGAACGCGGCGCAGTCCGCCCTTAAGTCCGTCCAGGAACTAGGGTGGGCTATGACTATCGGCTGCCTAGGGATTGCCTTTTCGGTAGGGGTGCGGGTATTCCGTCGCCCCGACAATCAAAACGCCTCCTAGGGCATCCTAGAGGGGTCAAATGGGCGTCCGTAGGGGTGGACGTCCGCCGGCTAGAGTTTACATAAAATGCCCGAACGGGAACTTATGCTAACTTTCAGGGGGGAAAGTTTACAAACATTCCCGAACGGGAACTTAAAGGAACTTTGCAAAGGTGCTTGACGAATAAAAGTCACGGGACAGGATTCTAGTCGAACCTACTCCTATGGAAAATACATCCACCACCCCCACGACCGCCGACCTGGCCGCCCGTCTCACGATCGGCGCGCTGAAATACTTCGCCGCTATGAGCGAGGAAACGAACGCCTTTACGGCTAACGTCCTTTTGGACGGGAAGCTGATTGGCTACGCCGACAACGCCGGCCACGGCGGCGCGACGCACGTCCGCCTCATCGGCGACAACCGCCACGACCTCGAAATCCACCGCCGCGGCTTTGAAGACGCCGTGGACGCGCTTGTTGACGCGAAGATCGCGGAAATGCACAACGCAAAATTTATCCTTAAGATGCGTCGCAAGGCCCGCGAAACGACGGCTTACATCACGGCCGACTGCAAGTCCGGCCAATATATCGCCTTTAAAAAAGGGGTTATGGTCAACCTTAACGCCGTCACCGCAAAGCCCGGTTTCGTCAAATTCGTTTCGGATATGACCGACGCGGAAATCCTTTCCCACTTCACCGCCAACGCCTAATCCAATGAAACTAGTCCTGCCCATCCTGCTCGTCGTCGGCCTTGCCGTCGGCTACAACGTCGCCCTGGTCAAGTCCGGGCCGACCATCCATAAGGCGATCGTCGACCGCCTCCCCCCGAAGCCCGCCAAGCGCTAAACCAATGGGACACGCTATCCGCAAAGCCCACCGGGACGACCCGGT